TTGTCTACTTTGCACTGCGCCTAAGATTGGATTCGTGTATGCCATTGTCTTTTCCTAACCTATTCCAAAGCCGATAATTTGACCCATCATTTGCATGTTGGATGCGTGAGCTGCTGCGCGATCTCGCTGATACTGGGCCTCTCTTGAAGCCTCCATACCTGCGGCTGAACTTAGTCCACCCATTGCCACGCCCAACTGTTCGTTACCGATACCCATAAGCTGAGATTTAAGACCTAAGTTTCGGTCTCTCTGGGCTAAGACTGAATTGTTCACTGCACCAGTAAAGTTCGACGCATTGCCTAAAGAACTCATTCGATTTTGTGATGCCTGTTGAGCACCTGTCAGACTTGCACCGTAACGGCTCAACGTGCGTTGTTGCATACCATCAGAAACCTGCTGCCCAAGAACCTGGGAAGATTTTGCATTGTCGATCATCGCCCTGCTGTCAGTGTCGGCCAACAATGCTTCTTCTGTACTACCAAATTTGTCTAGGTAATTCTTGAGCTCGTCTCGTGAAATGTTTGCAAGCGTCTCTTGAGCTATTGACCCTGCATCGGTTGATACTGTTCGATTTTGCTCTTCACCTATTCTGTTAGGCTTATAATCTTTGGGTGCGCGTGTGCCTTCTTTAAAACCTTGAGATGGGGGCCCTGTGTTAGGCCCTTGGCTATTGCCGAGTTTATCTAATACACCCATTATGTAATCCTCGTTCTATAGAGCTTGTTCATATCGTCTAGTTGTTTTTGCATGCGATCTAGTTCGGGTGTTTTTACAGGGTTAAATTTTGTGTATAGACCCGCGCCGAGATCGCCAGCAAACGCCATGTTTGTATCTTGCATGCTGCTGGCTGCTTGGGACTTAGCAACAATTTCTTGGTTCTGGGCACGGGCTGCTTGGGATAAACCCTGCAATGCTGTGCTACGACCACCTTGCCCAATTTTAAGTGCGCCCAGTTGTGCTTGGTCTCTAACAGTTGTTGCTTTTTGATTTGCTGAGGCTAATGCGCCACCAAGTGCATTGCTCTGGATAACACCCTGCTGGGCTTGTGTACCTATAGAACGACCGCTGCCAAACCCGCCACTGCTGCCGGAAGCACCCAAGCTGGCACCCTGACTTGAAGAAAATGCTTGTGCCGTATCAGCGTTTGCTCTACCGCCAAGGACTGCAGAAACATCACGCCCAGACTCCTTAACAAAACCTTCTTGAAGAGGCCGGTATAATTCTTTATGACGGTTTGCAATTGTGTTCGCGTTATCGACCAGTGCTTTTTCATGTGGTCCTGCTTTTGCTTTTGTTGCTGAACTACCCATTTCTATTCACCTGAAAGTGGTATGTTACGAATGCTGGTTCAAAACCTAGCTCCTTAACACGCTTGCCCCAACCTAATCGGGCTGAATTAAATTCAATACGTTCGACGCCCAACTTGTTTGCCAGATCGTGTCCTGCTGCTATGGCTTCTGCAAAAACATCTAATCCTGGAGTAAGCCATAAGTGGTCAATAACCAAGGTAGGCATCTCTTCGTACCCAGAATCGTATTGGCTAAGTATTACAAAACCCAGACGATCTATACCTTCTTCAATCCAATACAAATGGATCTTGCCTTGCATAAGGTGGTGGTAGATGTCAGCAGCGACAAACTTTGCTTGGACCTTACGGATAATCTCCGTCATGCCATTCTCGAAGTATAGATAGTCGGTCCTGATCTCGTCCTTTGTAGCCGGTACTAACTCAACCATCTACAAACCTCCGTATTGCACTGTCCTTCGTGTTGCGCCGAATCTGCCATCAGCTCTACTCTTCGCAGTAGCAATATAGGCAAGAAAATCAGACTCATGTTTCGCTGCGCGCTGTGGGTTGGCCCAAGGCATATCATGTGAATAAAACAAGTTAGCCATTGCCCCCGCCATAATCCCATCGACGTGATCCTCTACAAAAACGGTAGAGATACTTGTTGCAAAAAGACTCGGCTTTAGTGAAGCGTGTATTGAAACGGTATTAGCAGACAGTGCAGGTACAGGTACTAAATAAAGCGTCCTGTTATTCAGGCGTATGTAGTGCGTTGGCGTACCTTTTTGAAGCCGCCAGATAGGGTTGGCGTTCGTTGCGCCTTGCTCGGTGTCAGCGGTTAACACTTGCGAATCGTGGGTCACCGATTGAATGTCTACGATGCTGGTATTTTTTGGCAAGTCAATATCGTATTCAAACAGCCCTTCAACTGTTATTACAGGATCTAGTGCCAAACGATATGCACCGCTACGCTGGCAATAACTGAGCACTGCGTCTTTGATTGCCTTTTCTGCCACAAAGTCAGGACAACCTGCAATTTGATATGGGAGAAGGCTAATCATGTCTTTGTAATTCATAGGTTACCCTTGCGGTACTTTTCGCATATTTGGACTGGTGACAGAATCTAGTTGAATCTTCACACCTAGCGAACTGGCCATAGCTTGATAGTGCTGTTTACTTAACTCAACACTGCCAGCGTGATCCGTTTCCTTCGCGTACGCACGGTATAGGATGTAATCCAGTAAGTTGTTTGAGTGAATATCTGGTATGGATATAGCGCCACCAGTTGTTACTTGGGCGGGTTCCACAGCAAATACTGTTTCTACAAAGCCACTGCCATTGTTAGGCGGGTAAACGTAGAAGGTTTTGGGGTCTAATTCATCAAACACATAATGATCAACGATCGCTGCTGCGGTGCCTGTATGCCACATTGGCTGACTCGTATCCAAAACATCCCGTCCAATAACACGAACTACTTTCCCACCAACACCTGAGCTAGTTAGGTTTCGTATAATGCGTAAGACTTGTAAACCTGTTGTAGGTATAGATTGTTTTGTGCCAGCAACCAAAGTTACAGATTGATTGGTCGCACTGACAGAAGGTTTGAGTAGGCAAATTTCACGCTGCCCATCGTTTAACCACAGAAGTAATTCTGCTGCTGTCCAACGTGCCGCCGATGTATCCTGTAAAACCGTCTGGGCTCTACTGATAATGTCGTTCGATAAAATGGCCATTACGCCTCGCTACTGTTTCTTTTTAACTGCAGATCGTGCAGAAGTTCTATTAGGGTTTGAAGATGCAGCTTTGGCTTTTTTTAAAGCCGCAGCTTTTTTATCAGCCCTATTCTTTGCTGAAGCGGCGGCTTCTTTTCTCTGCCTCAGAATTCTGTTTTCTATATTATTTGTTGTAAATTTACCCATAATGAGTGTTCCTGCTAGTTTGTTTTGGGGGGGTTTACGCTTCGCTAATTTCAGCCCACGCTACATCGCGCTGCTCAGGAGTGATGTCGTAACCTAGAACTTTTTCTAAGCTGCGAACTTTAGGTTCACCCGTATTTTTTGAGAAGGCTTTTGTGTCGCCTGTCTCTATCAACTGCTCAATGGCAGTCACAATCTCCATAATGCGATCTTCATCTGAGACCGTATTTACTTCGACCTTTTCAGCAGCAGGTTTTTGCGCTGGTTTTTTCTCGCCTACAGGATATGCCCCCATAGCAATACATTCGTCCACCAATGGTGGTGGGACTTCCCGCGCAACACCAGCTTCAAACCAAACCGATTGGCCTGCTGTACTGCTTACGTGCATTGCCTTATCAGAAATCAACATATATAAAACTCCAAAAAGCCCCCAGCGTCCTGCCGGGGGAAGAGGCCCTAATTATTTAAAGCGCAGTGTCTAGCGTGATTACACCGAAGTCTTGGGTGTCGCCAGTTACCATGCTGGTGTACTTTGGCTTACGGAAGCCTAAGATCTTACCGATTGAGATACCATGCTGGTTTCCGTAGTCGTAAGTATCTTCAACCCAGTCAGCGTCGCCAATGTCAGCCATTGCCAATGCTTGTGCGCCACAGAACAAAACACGTTGTCCGTCTACCGTACCGCCGGAACCAAACTTAGCTCCAGATGCTTCACCAGAAGTGTCGTATACATGACGGAACTCATGAACCATTACGCCGTCTACCATTACGGAAGAAGAACCTGAGAACAAAGAGTTAACTGGCCCACGGTTGCCTGCATTACGAACGTTAGCTAGGAAATCAGCGTCTAACTTGAGCTGAGCCATGCCTTGTGGGGTAACGAACATATGGAAACCTTCGTCACCACCTTTGCCACGTACACCACGCATGTAGTGATCTTTGGCGTAAGCTTTTAGGTTTACGATGTTCTTGTATCCCAAGATTCCAGTAGCAGCAAGGTCACCAGTACCAACAGTACCGTCAGCATTTGCAACTAATGTACGTGCGCTAGTAGGAGCAGAAACGTCAGCAGCGAACTCAAGGTTGCTCAAGTTTTGACCAGCAGCAGCTACAGTACGAACACCACCGTTGTTCTTCTTGGTGTATGCCAAACCAGACAAAGTTAAGAATGCAATCTGGTCCATACGATCAGCCATCCAGTAAGCCAATGAATCTTTAGAGGCTTCGCGGAAGTTGACGATAGACTTTTGGTCGGCTAAACGGCCAGCCAAACGGTTTGCATTACGCATCTGGTCGATACGAACTGTGATGTCAGAACTAGAAAGCGCTTCTTCGTTGCCTTCTAAAGTGTAGTCACCTACCACACCATCGCCAGACAAGTCAGCGAGCAAAGTTAAAACAGCGCGTGCGCCCTTTTCACTTTTAGTTAAGTCAGTAATACGCTGAACCATGGCGTTAGAGCCAGAACCAGCGAATTGGTTAATGAAGGATGCGTTACGGGCGGCGTGCCAGAAGTCGCGAGACCATACGGTCTTTTGCTCTGAAGTTAGAGCGGCAAAGTTAGTTAATGCCATGAGAAAATCACCTATAAAAAATTAAACAAATTATAAATACTGCTTATAAACGGTCGCCATTAATCAGGCAGGGGCGACAACCACTGCATGCTGTTGGACGTGTCGTGCCCGAACGAAATAGCGACCTTTTTTAGAGGGACGAACTCATGGCCTTTTTAAGCTGGCGAATGCTGCCGTGTGTCGTACGGCCTTCGATTCAAGAGGCTTTAACAGTTGTCGTACTGTAAGACGAGCCTGTGTACCTATATTAGCACAGCTTATAAATTAAAGGAAATTGATGATCTATTAAAAGACATCATTCGCCCGCAATAATCTATTAAAAGACATCATCTACTATAATGGGGGTGTGCTCTCCCACAAAAGCCCCCTCAATATTAAATGCCATGAACTCTCTAGCTTCATGCATACCCATACCCCGATCAACGAGGTTTTGTAGTATTTTCATGGTGGAATACACAACTACTGGGACTGCCTCCCTTTCAGACATCCCAATAATTGCATCGTCGAGACCATCCATGAAAAGAAGTCCAGGGAACTCCAATTCGAACGCTGCTTCTATTTCCTCGCGCATTAGCCAAAGTCCCCACGCAGACGCTGCATTTGAGCTTCGGACAACTTCTCGAAGTCTGAGTCAGTCATGGTGCTAATGTTAACAACATCGTTACCGCGCGTTGCTGCACTTTCGCCAGCCAATTTTGCAGGTTGTTTATTAGCAGCTTCTAGCTTTTGCTTCACATCCGTTGTGCGCTTTTTAGCTGTCGGCTTAGACTCAACTGCTTTT